ACCAATACGAGTACGCATCATGCAAGAAGCATACGAACTTGCAGACCGTAATGATTCAGAAGGCTATAACGCAATCAAAGTAATGTGCGGTGATGTTCAAAGGATGTTGCCACCACAGCGCGATTGGGTAGAACTGACGGATGAGGAAGTCATGCAGATATGGGAAGGAATCATCAAGTATGCGCTCGGTGAAATGCGGGTGAAAGACTTTGCCCGTGCATTAGAAGCCAAGCTGAAGGATAAGAACAGTGAGTAAATCACGGCATCCTGAGATACGTAAGCTATTACATCAATACCACGATGGACTCACCGCAATGGAAGTATCGGAACGATTACAACTGCTATACGATTCAACGTACAACGCCTTGCGTACAATGCCCGACACCTATATAGATAGATGGAAGAAAGCAAGGCAAGGACAACCGGCTGAAGCGGTATGGTGTGCAGTAGTCCCACCCGAAGATTGTCCAAAACCCAAACTTAAAAGAAAGGAGATAAATGGACGCGCCTAATTTTGAAGCCTGGTCCAATGAGAACTTAGCAAAGTTTGCATCTGATTCATACAAGAGGATGCAAGCACAACAAGAGGCAATCATGCAATTGCAAGGCGACCTCAAAGATGCAATGGTGCAACTGCGCCAACTACTAAAGGAAAGAAATGACTGAAAAAATCTCGTTGACTAAGATCCGCCTTGATGGTGGAACACAACCCCGCAAAGAGCTAGACGAAACTCTGGTCCAGCACTACACCGAAGAGATACTTGAGGGCCAAGAGTTTCCCGCTGTCGATCTTTACTTTGATGGCAAGCACTACTGGCTCTCCGATGGCTTTCACCGCTGGCACGCACACAAACGTGCAGGACATAAGGATATTTCAGCTAACGTCAAGCAAGGCACTAAACGCGATGCATTTATCGCTTCACTCAAAGCCAATGCCCAACACGGCAAGCCACGATCCCCCGAAGAGCGCCGCTACGTTGTCCAGCTTGCGCTAGAAGACATTGAGCTAGGCGATTTGTCTGATACGCAAATAGCGCAAATATGCCAAGTCAGCAACATGACTGTAGGCCGTGTACGCAAAGCGCTGGGCCTCAAGAAAGAAACTACTGTTGGTAAAGACGGAAAGCGCCGCGATACCTCAAACATTGGCCGCAAAGCCGTACCTCCACCTGTCCAGCAGTTTGAAGAAGAAGACAAACTGACTGAGCTTGCAACCGAAATTACCGCCGTATCCGAAGAGAACACAAAGCTCAAAGATATGTTGGCCGTTCGGTCCTTGCCGGTATCGGATGAGGCTAGAGCCGAGGTCCAAGAAACCATTGAGTCGTTGCGTGAGCAAGTTAAAGAGCTAGAGGCAAAACTTAAATCCATGACGCAGAGCAGGGATGAGTTCATGTCTAAAAATGCCGAGATGCTCAAACAGATAAACTATTGGAAACGCCGCGCAGAAAAAGCAGCGTAACCCCGAAGCTGGGCGGTTTCCCAGCAGGAGAAAGCATATGAAATTAGCAATTGAAAGAACGCTAGAAAAAGTTGTCCGCATTCCTTTTTCAGGATGCTGGATTTTTATGGGCGCAGTAAATGAGAAGGGCTACGGCATCGTTGGAACCGGCGGTCGAGGCGAGCCAAATGATCGATCTCATCGAATTACATACAAACATTTTTTTGGAGAAATTCCAAGTGGAATGCTTGTATGCCACAAATGCGATACGCCATCGTGCTGCAATCCTGAGCATTTGTTCTTAGGTACGCACAAAGACAATACTCAGGACATGATTCGCAAGAAGCGCAATAGTCCTCCACCCCGTAATCCTCACGTTGTCGGATCTGTTCATCCAAGTGCAAAACTTCACGAATCCCAGATTGGCTTAATTAGAGAGAAATATCTCCAAGGGGCATTGCAAAAAACACTTGCCGAAGAGTTTGGGGTTGCAAGGCAGACCATATCTAAGGTTGTAAACCACAAGAGGTTTAAGCATGTCTGAGCTAAAACTCAGACCCCACCAACAAGATGTAATTGAAAAGATTGACGAAGGCTTCAAGGAGGGGCATCGTTGTCAACTTTTGTATGCGGCCACAGGTTTTGGCAAAACAGAAGTAGCCATGCATATCATGGTTCAAGAGGCCAAGAAAGGCGTTAAGGTTGCGATGGTGCTAGATAGGATTGTGTTGGTCAACCAAACCAGCACGCGCCTTTCTAAGTACGGCATCAACCACGGCGTGATGCAGTCTGGCCATTGGAGGTTTCGGCCTTACGAGAAAATCCAGGTTTGCAGCGCCCAGACGCTAGAGCGCAGAGATGACTTCCCCGATGTTGGACTCATAATCATTGATGAATGCCATGTGCAGCGCCAAAAAATTATAGAGTTCATTCAAGAGCGCCCTGAGATGCGAGTCATTGGCTTGACCGCTACGCCCTTCACTAACGGCCTAGGCTCTACCTACACCCATGTAGTCGGAGCAAAGCCAACCGGCCAATTGATTGATGAGAAGTGGCTAGTCCCTCTCAAGATTTTTATAGCCAAAGAAATTGACATGACTGGCGCTACGAAAGTTGCCGGCGAGTGGTCGCAAAATGACGCAACAGAGCGCGGCATGAAGATTACCGGCGATATAGTTGACGAGTGGATTAACAAGACCAACCAACTGTTTGGCGGTCCTAAAAAGACTGTCGTGTTTGCCTCCGGCGTAGAGCATGGACGCGACCTTGTTAGGCAGTTTAACGAGCGCGGTTATAACTTTGTTTCCATCTCCTACAAGGAGGATGATGACTTCAAAAGGGAAACAATTGAGGATTTCAGCGCCCCTGACACGAAAATTCACGGACTAATTGCCACAGACATCCTAACTAGAGGTTTTGACGTACCTGATGTGCTGATAGGAGTGTCTGCTAGGCCATTTTCCAAGTCTTTTTCCTCCCATGTCCAACAAATGGGCCGGATTATGCGACCCTGCGATGGCAAAACGCATGGCGTATGGCTGGATCACTCGGGAAATTACCTGCGCTTCAGAAAAGAATGGGATGAATTGTTTGATGAAGGCGTAACAGAGTTAAATGATGGCGCTGAATCAGCCAAGAAAGAGCCTACCGAGAAGGTAAAGAAAGAAGCCAAGTGCGGCGGCTGCGGTGCGCTTTGGATTTGGCCGGACCGAGTTTGTGGCGAATGCGGCTGGACGCGCCCCATGAAGGAGGTGCTAAACGTCCCAGGCCATATGGTCGAGCTGGAAATGGGCCAGAAGAATTTTGTGGCCGAGAACCAGAAGTTTTACTCCGAGTTGCTGTACTACAGTCGTATGCGCGGCTACAAAGACGGCTGGGCTGCACACAAGTACAAAGAAAAGTTTGGCGCATTCCCTCGCGGCCTTGGAACAGAGATGAAAACACCCAGTACTAAAACCATACAATGGATTAAAAGCCGCAATATTGCTTGGGCAAGGGCTAGAACAACATGACTTTTGAAGACTTTGCAAGAGAAAATGGCCTCCTGATTGACCATGTAGTCGAGGGCCGGTGGGTAAGAGTGCCAACCGAGGACCATCCCCGCAAGAAGAACGGGGCATACATCTTTGACGGGAAAAGTGGCCTCATACAGAACCATGCGGTCCACCAATCCCCCATCAGGTATGTATCCAACGAGCCGTTTGTGCCCGACCCGAATGCGGCCATCAAGCGCCAAAAGCAGCGCGAGGATAGGGCCAATCGACAGGCCGAGGCGGCTAAAAAGGCGGCATTTATCTTTAACAATGTTAGAGTGGAGCAGCATCCTTACCTGATTCGCAAGGGATTTACAGAGCCGTCCAAGGTGTGGAGGGGGCTTTTAACTGTCCCCATGCGGGTGGCTGGTAACTTAGTTGGCCTCCAGCTAATCAATATAGACGGCACAAAGCGGTTTTTGTCAGGGCAGCAGACAAAAGGGGCAAGCCTGGTCATTGATAACAAAGGGCCGGACGTTCTAGTCGAGGGGTTGGCTACTGGCTTGTCGGTGCGCCGAGCGTTAAAACTGGCACGGCAGCGGTACAAAATCCACATCTGCTTTTCGGCTGGGAATATGCTGGAGATAGCAAAAGGGCTGGACAACCCGATTGTGGTGGCCGACAACGACCCGATGGGAATAGGGACTGCCAAAAAAATAGCCTCACGCTACTGGGTAGGCGAGGCCGGTGAGGACTTCAACGATTTCGAGCAAAGGGTAGGCAGCATGGCCGCTGCCGAGTCCCTTCGTCCGTTTTTCTAAAGTTGGGCTTCAATGAGGTCTGCAATCTCTTTAAAGTCTTTGTTCCAAGTGTCGTTTATCTCAGGTAAAGACTCCGATTTAACGTACATGACGCCATCTACTTCGTAGTCAAAATCGACTACACCGCCCATATCATTGTCTAGCCCAGCCCATTCTTGTACTGATAGCGGAAGCGTTTGGGCTTCGCCGTACAGTTCGTAGTTATCAATTTGTTTTACCCAGCTTGTGCCACGTTCTTTCGAGTGAAGGTCGCACAAAACACCAAGGCAGCAAAATCCATTGATATCCTGTAGGTTTTCCGTGGTCTGCTTGTACTCTCCGCTGCGAAGAGCATCCAGCCATTTCTGTTTGATTCTTGGGTTCATAGTCCCTCCAGTTCAAAGTCTGTGGCAAAGGTGGCGGCAATTGCGCCTTCGTCCTCGGCCCCATTCTTGTAAATGCGTACATCAACGCCGTTATCGGTGCTAAAGATACGCACCGCAAAGCCTCTGACGGCAAGCCATGCTGCGCCGTCCACCAGTTCGTAATCACCATCTTCTATTTTCATTTCAATTCTCCAATCATGTAGGGGATTTGCCCATTTTCGTGGGGCATGATTAAAAATGGTAGGTCTAGGTCTGTCATTTCTTCCATAAACTGGCGCGCTGCCGTCCGTGAAGTGAATGCGCGGACAAACCGGCCAGCCAGGTAAACTTTGTAAATCCAGCGTTTTCTCATGGCGCAGTCTCCAAATTGCGGGCTTGGGCGCCGGTGTCGTAGCCTAGATGGTAAGACCATATCTCGAGCGGAGTCATGAAGTCGTTTTGCTCGTGCTGATCGGTGCGGGCGTGGAAGTAACCCACCGCAAATGCCCCCATTTGGCTATATGTAAATGTAACTTTCATTTTTTCTCTTTCATAACGTAAGCGGGATTGCCTGTCTCGCGCATATAGAGCATGGCCTCGTCATTGGCCTCTTTTTGGGTCTTGAATTCCCCTAGCAGGGTGTGGTTGTGGTTGTAAATGCGGTAAATCATTTCTGTTCTTTCATAAGTTTGCGAGCGTGGGCGGCACCGGCTTCCCACATTGTCATAGCGTCCATGATTTTCTCCTACCAGTTAGCGTATTTTTTGAATGCGCGGGTGTACTCTGCGCGGCTTTTGAATGGGCCTTTTAAGAGGCAATGGTGCAGGAATTTTCTATCCATAAAGTAACCCTGGGCGAGTTCACTCCCTGAGTTTCCTAATTGGTCGTAAGACTCATCAGCGTAATGGTCTTTTAAAACCATCTTCACTTTGTCCCATGCGTCCATTAGATCGACACCATTAACGCGCCCATATCCATCGTATGAGCCCTCAATTTTTCTCCCACTAGGCAGCAGGGCCACGACTACATTTAATCGCGGCAAATCCAATGCCTCGACCACTATTGGCATATGCGTCTTGGCGCAAGTTTTTGAAAAGTAACCCATTTTTATCTCCTTATGAATGGATCGTGCGCGGATAAGTAATTTTCGAATTGCTCTAGGACGCTGGCTTTGTCGCCCTTGAATCCGAATTCCTGTTTTATGATTGCATAGCAAGTTCGCCCTTTGCTTACCTTTAGCCCGCGCAGCTCCAGCCGGAGCCCAGCGCGCAGCGTCAATAGCCGGTAGAGCGATATTTGGTTTGGTTCTGTGATTACCATTCGTCCCCCTCGATTGGTTCGTCAACGTCCGATTCGTTGTAATGTTCAAGTATTTCGGGCCGGTAGCGGGCCATAACGGTGTCGTAGCAGCGGTCACATACCCTGGCAAGGGGAATGCCTCGGCCGTCAACCTCCCACCAGCTATCGGCCAATGCGTGGTCGCATCGTTTCATAACTTTAACTCCTGTTTAAGTTGGGCAAAATAGCCCCCAAAGCCCCGCACGCGAGGCTTTAAGTGTTATTTGTCTAGTAACCCTCGGGCGGCGTGGACCGCGTCCATCAGCTCGTCGGCCATGGTGGCGTCGGGTATATGCTTGTGCGCCATGCCGGACCAATATGCCAAGCGGTCGAGCGCCTCGCGTAGCTCTTCCATCTCGATCATTTGGAAGCGAAGTTCGGTCAATAGGTCGGTGGATGTCTTCATTTTTAGCCTTTTGCGTTAAGTTGGAATTCCTGACGGCCTCGCTGGATAAGTGCGCGGGCCAGGGTTCGGTCGTCGGGTTGTTCGGCCGCGATCAGGGCTTGCAGCTCTTTTGCCCTTTTGATTCGATTTGCGGGCGCCGATATCCTTTCATATCGGTAGCCCGCGTCGATGTAATAGGCTTCGGGCCGGTTCATACCCTGCGAGCCTCCGAATATCCGGCCTGATATAAAGCCTCGGCCCTTTGGCGGTTCTCCGGCCGCTCCAGGTTGCGCATATCCTGGAAGTAGCGGGCCCAATGCTGGGCGCGTGCCTCGTCGCGCTGATTGCGGGCTTCGGCGCCTTTGCGTCCGGCTTCGGTGTAATTTGCTTCGGTGTTTAACATGGTTTAGCCTTTCAAAATAGGGATCACGCGGCGGGCCAATTGGTCGGCGCGCTTTGCTTTGGTGCCATGGGCCCTAAATCCGACAATAAAATCACGATCAGGGCGCGCGCACCATGCATCAAAATTCCCACAGTTTTCGCACGTCGACTCGTCTCGGGTTTGCGCTTCGCATATGACAATACGGCGTCCCTTGGGCGTGTATGAGAGTTTTGGGGTATCGCTGGGCACGATACAAACCACCGGCAGCCCGCGGCCGCTCAGCGTGTCGGCGTGTCCGGCATCGTCGGCCGATAGGTTTACAGTAAATCCCCACGCGTTCGCGTGTTTGGCCCAATTGATGGCCTGGGCGCTATGCTTGTGGGTATAGGTGAAACCCTTTCGGCCAATGTTCGCGGCCACTATTTGCCCCAGCTCGTAGGCGTCGACGTTTTCCCCCAAGCCTGGCAGATCCCCAGCGACGTTATGGCGCCATAGCGTGCGGGGTGGCAGGCTGCGAATATGGCCAGCCAGCTGGTCAATGGGTACGCCTCGCGCGGGTACTTTGTCCCATTGCATCCGAGTGTAAAAATCCTCTCCGTAACAATCAGCCCCATAATGGGCGCAGCTGGGCGGGCAGCTGGCACGCGGGCTATAGGTTTGGGGGATAGGGCCGGTCTTGCGGTTGCCGGATGCGCGAATGAATGTGTATTGCATGGTCAATCCTTCGGGTTTTGTTGTTCGAGCTTGATAGCGCGCTCAATATTTCGCTGGTTATATCCATCGGCAAGCTTGTCGGCCAGCATAGCGCGATCTATGGCCTCCGGCGTGGGTTCGGCCGGTGGGGTGTACAGGCGCAAAATGGCCTGAAATAGTGGGTGTAATTCGTTCATTGGTATGCCTTAAAAGTGCGAACAATAGAATCTTTATTTGTGTGCAGCTCGATAATGTCGAATTCTTCACCGGCTGCGCGTTTAGCCTTGGCCCAAGCGCTGGCGTCGCAGTCTTCCTCTAAATAGGCCATATGGCCGTTGCGATAACTGTAGGGGCTGATTTGATCGGCCACATTCAAGCGGCGCAGCTCTGCAATCGGTACTTCGATCCAACCATGGCCTGGGTCTTGAAAAAATTTGTATTTCATAGGGGTAAGCTCCAAAAAAAATAAAAAACAACGGTCCAAATAAGGGCGGCGACTATGGCGCCGATAATGTCCGGCGTCCGGCTGCGCGGTTTGTAGTGCTGTCTCATATCGTGCAGCATCCGCAACAGGGGGCATCTTCGCAGCGTCCGGCTTTGTTGCGGTAGTACTGTCGGCCGCTTCCAAAGTCGATAACGTGGCTAACATAGTCCGGCCGGATGTAATCTCCGGTAGAGTTATGGCGCCCATCGAAACCCTCGAAGCTCAAAAGGCTGGCCGTCCGGCTTTGGGTGTCGTATACGATCATTTGACCGCGGGCGATACGCTGGCCGGTCCGGCTGCAAGTGCTGGCGAATTTCGCGGGCATGGTTTTAAGCATGGTTTAGTCCTTTCAGAGTTTGAAGTTGCTGGCCGATACCCTGGCCGCGTAGGGGATAGGAAACATTGGGGAAACCCGCTAGGGCTTGGGCGTAGTGCTTACCGGCTAGGACCACGATAGGGCGGCCATAGTTGCGTAGAAGCTGATTAGCAACCCACAGAGTCCAGCCATTGCGCTCGCGCTTGGTCATTTTGGATAATGCGCGGTCATATGGCGCCAATTGATCGGCGGGATCTACTGCGCCATGCATGGCCGATAGGATGAGTACATCAGCATCAGCGCGCGCAGCTGCGGCCATTGCAAGCTTAAAAGCCTGGCCGGTGTAGAGCTGGGCGGCTGGTGCGGCGTGGTCCAATTTAGCGGCGCTGCAAGCGATTAGGTATAAGGGTTTCATTAGCGCTCCACATAAAAGAACAAGGGCGCAGCCAAAGCCGATAGACCGGCCACGATTAGAAAAGCCTGGTCATGCGTGCCGAATAGATATGCCATCAGCATGAGGGGTGCTTTGAGACAGTAGTAGTGGGCGAATTTCATTGGGAGAGCTCCTAAGTAAGCGGGTTAATAAAACAGTCGAGAGCTTATATTCTCATGTCTGATATATCACGTCAAGGGGTTTTTATACACAATCAATCGAGAAAATTGTATGCGTCAGACAGTAGCAAAATAGCCTGGTCGGTGCAAAGCGTAGGCATACCAGTGCAAAGCATTACCGCGCGGTTTATTGCATGGGCTAATAGGTTGTGATACAGTCGGCGCGTTCTTCATTCATACCGCATGGTTTAAATAAATACCGATCAGTCACAATATGGCCAAACAGTCCACACAAAAATTAACGCGGGCGCAGATCCGTGAGGGTTTGGATACGATCCCCATAGATACGCTACTAAGCTCCGGCCAGGGTAAACAACCCAAGCTAACGGCCAAGATGAAAAACTTCGCGCACGCGGTTGCACTAGGCCAGACGAAGGCATCAGCATATAGAGGGAGCTACAAAGCAACGGCCACTAAGCGAACAATGGCTAGTAAGCCGTATGAGCTGGCAAAGGACGGGAGAATTCAGCGGGAGATCTTAGCCGTCCAGGCCGCATTAGACGCAGAGAAATACCGAACCCCAGCTCAATTAAAGGCTTTGCTTGTGCAGCAGCTGGTCCAGCACTCGTTAGACGATGATTTCCCTCCAGCGTCCAGGGTGCAATGTCTCAAGCTCTTAGGCCAGCTATATGAGGTCGGTGCCTGGGTGGAGCGAAAAGAGATCACTACAGTTAGCCGTTCCGAAGATATCCGCACGCGCCTACTGTCCAGGCTGCAGACCATAACCATCGATGCCGATATCGTGGCCGATGATGCGCTAGACCTATTGGCTGAGATCAAACAAGGACGGCCGGACCCAGCAACCGCGGCCGAAACCCAGCCACCGGCAAGCGATGGCCACCCGGCCGACCCCACCGCAGGGGCACCCCCCGATTCAGGCCCGCCGCGCACAGGAGAGCCTTCACATACTATTCCACTCAAACAATCCCAGCCAAAACAGGGCCACCCCTCAACATTAACAGAATCAGAGATAGTGGATGATTTTGACAAATAGCCCCCCTTATGTTTTCATACAAAAAGTGGTGGGGGGTATATATTTTTAAGGAACATTAACAAATGTTAAAGTTTGATGGGTTTGACTATGCGCTTATGGGTAAAGCCGATATGTGGGTTCCTAATGGGGGCGGGGCGGCTTTGGTTACTAAGGCTATATATGATGGTGAGAGGATGGTAAAGACCTTGGTAAGTAAGCAGATGACAGAAGAAGAGGCGCGGGAGTTTATTTCTTTTGCTATTGAGGGGAAGTACCTGGGGATAGAGACGCCTGTTATTTATTGGCCGGAACATTAACAGGTGGTAAAGATGTTATATCCTAAAGAACCTTACGTTGTAAAGAATAAGGAGTATTTGATGACTGAGAAACAAAGGACGGTGTTCCTTGTTATAGATGAGTACTGGAAGAACTTTGGGTATGGGCCGTCGATTGATGACATCATGTACCAGACTGGGGATAAGGGGCGCGGTAATGTTCATCGGGTGGTTAAGAAGTTGTGTGATCTTGGGATCTGTAAGAGGGTGAGTAAGAGCGCCAGGAGCGTGCGGCCGAGTTACTTGTCGATGCGCAACATATGAATATTGACGCTATCAGTGAGGCAATAGGCCGTCTTCCTATTAATGAGCAGGAGGCGTTCTTTGATGAGCTTGATGAGTACCGGGCTTCTTTGACCCGTGAAGAGGCGCAAGTAGATTTTTTAAAGTTTGTCCATACGATGTGGCCGGGGTTTATTAACGGCCGGCATCATAAAGTTATGGCCAGGAAGTTTGAGGAGATTGCGTCGGGGAAGATTAAGCGGCTGATTATCAACATGCCGCCCCGTCACACGAAATCTGAGTTTGCCAGCTATATGCTACCAGCTTGGTTTTTAGGCAAGTACCCTAACAAGAAGATCATCCAGACATCTAATACGGCTGAGCTTGCCGTCGGGTTTGGACGAAAGGTAAGGAACCTTGTTGGAAGTGAGCAGTACGCAAAGATCTTTCCCAATGTTAATCTTCGCCAGGACAGTAAGGCGGCGGGAAGGTGGTCTACAAATAAGGATGGGGAGTATTTTGCTATCGGTGTTGGAGGGACTGTGACCGGTAAGGGCGCGGACCTTTTGATTATTGACGACCCTCACTCTGAGCAAGAGGCTGCTTTAGCGGCAGGTGACGCATCTGTCTTTGATAAAGTCTATGAGTGGTATACATCTGGACCTAGGCAGCGTCTACAGCCAGGTGGGTCTATTGTGGTCGTTATGACCCGCTGGGCTAAACGAGATTTGACGGGCCGGATTCTCCAGTCTTCTATTGAAAAGGACGGGAACGACGAGTGGGAGGTAATCGACTTCCCCGCGATACTGCCCAGCGATAAACCTTTATGGCCTGAATTTTGGAGCCTGGAGGAGCTAGAAGCTCTACGCTCAGAACTACCCGTCGCAAAATGGAATGCTCAGTATCAACAAAGTCCAACCTCAGAGCAGGGGGCTATTGTTAAGCGTGAGTGGTGGAAGGAATGGAAAGCCGATGATCCTCCCAGGTGTGAGTTTGTTATACAAAGCTGGGATACTGCCTTCTTAAAGACGGAGCGATCAGACTACTCTGCATGCACTACCTGGGGTGTTTTTTATATAAATGAGAACCCCAATGACGCAAATATTATTTTGCTGGATTCTTTTAAGAGGCGGATGGAGTTTCCAGAATTAAAGGAAAAAGCCTTTAACCACTATAAACAGTGGGAGCCGGATGCTTTTATTGTCGAGGCAAAGGCGTCGGGTGCGCCGTTAATCTTTGAGTTACGGGCGATGGGCATACCGGTACAAGAGTTTACGCCCAGCAGGGGTAATGATAAGATGGTGAGGATTAATTCTGTATCTGATCTGTTTGCGAGTGGAAAGGTCTGGGCGCCGTCTACGAGATGGGCCGACGAGCTAATAGAAGAGATGGCTGCTTTCCCTAACTCAGATAATGATGACTTGGTTGACTCCGCTACCCAGGCATTAATCAGGTTCAGGAAAGGCGGCTTTATTCGTTTGCAGACAGATGAGCAAGACGAGCTTCGTGCGTTTAGGCGCAAGGTATCTTATTACTAAGGATTGATATGTCCATTGAAAAATCACTATACGCTGCTCCTATGGGTATTGAGTCATTGGCTCCAGAGCCAGACATTGAGATTGAAATTGAAGACCCGGAGTCAGTAACTATCCATACCGGGGATGTTGAGATTCAAATAGGAAGCGTTGAAGATGACTTTGAGGCTAACCTTGTCGAGCATCTTCCTGACGACGTTGTTACTGAGCTTGTTAGCGATTTGCTTAGCGATTTTGACGATGACATTAACTCTCGTAAAGACTGGATGCAGACTTACGTTGATGGTCTTGAACTTTTGGGAATGAAGATTGAAGAGCGGGCCGATCCTTGGATTGGTGCCTGCGGGGTTTACCATCCGCTTCTCTCTGAGGCTGTAGTTAAATTCCAAGCCGAGATAATGATGAGTACTTTTCCGGCAGCTGGTCCGGTAAAAACGCAGATTATCGGCAAAGAAACCCCAGAAAAGAAGCAAGCTGCTACTCGCGTGGCTGCTGACATGAACTATGAGCTGACGGATGTAATGACCGAGTTCCGGCCAGAGCATGAGCGCATGTTGTGGGGCTTGGGACTGGCTGGTAATGCATTTAAGAAGGTCTACTTTGACCCAAGCCTTGATCGCCAGACTTCTATTTTCGTTACGGCTGAAGACCTTGTGGTCCCATACGGCGCATCAGACCTGCAAACAGCGGACCGCATTACCCATGTTATGCGCAAAACTGAAAATGAGTTGCGTAAATTACAGGTTGCCGGCTTTTATGCTGACGTAGATCTGGGAGAACCCAACAATACGCTGGATGAAGTAGAGAAAAAGATTGCCGAGAAGATGGGATTTCGCGCCCAGACGGATGATCGCTACAAAATCCTTGAGATGAATGTAAATTTGGACCTTGATGGGTTTGAAGATACCGATAAAAACGGCGAACCAACAGGTATTGCCCTGCCTTATATTGTTACGATTGAAAAAGGCAGCAATAAATGCCTGGCCATCCGCCGTAACTGGGATAAAGACGATAAATTAAAGTCCAAACGCCAGCATTTTGTCCATTACGGCTATGTTCCTGGCTTTGGTTTTTACTGTTTTGGCCTGATTCACCTTGTAGGTGCGTTTGCCAAGTCTGGAACTTCCATTTTGCGCCAGCTGGTGGACGCAGGAACCCTAGCAAATCTCCCCGGAGGCTTCAAAACACGCGGCCTTCGTGTCAAAGGCGACGATACACCTATCGGACCAGCCGAGTGGAGAGACGTTGACGTACCCAGCGGGACCATCGCCGAGAACATTATGGCTCTTCCTTACAAGGAACCAAGCCAAGTGCTGGCAATGCTCCTTGACAAGATCGTGGATGAGGGCCGTAAGTTTGCTTCTGCCGCTGATATTCAGGTTGCAGATATGTCGGCCAACTCTCCCGTTGGTACTACGTTAGCAATTCTTGAGCGCACGTTAAAAGTAATGACTGCCGTCCAGGCGCGTATCCATTACTCGTTCAAACAAGAGTTAGGCCTGCTGCGCGACATCATCCGTGATTACACGCCAGACACTTACAGCTACGAGCCAGAAGAAGGATCGCCTAAAGCCAAGAAGTCTGACTATGACTTGGTGGCTGTTATCCCCGTCTCCGATCCCAACGCCGCAACGATGGCGCAAAAGATTGTGCAGTACCAGGCGGTTATTCAATTGGCTCAACAAGCCCCTCAGATCTACGACCTGCCACAACTACACCGACAAATGTTGGATGTGCTAGGTATTAAGAACCCTGAAAAGCTGGTCCCATTGCCTGATGATGAAGCCCCTGTGGACCCAATTAGCGAGAACATGAATGCGTTAAATGGTAAACCGCTCAAGGCGTTCATTACCCAAGACCAGCAGGCTCATATTGCAGCGCACCAAATGTTCATGCAAGATCCGTTAATTATGAAAACCATTGGCCAGAACCCACAGGCCAATATGATCATGGCGGCATTGCAGTCACACATTGCTGACCACCTAGGTTTCTACTATCGCACCATGATTGAGCAGCAGATGGGTGTGCCAATGCCACCACCCAATGAGCATCTGCCGGATGATGTCGAGGTCCAACTCTCACGGCTGGTTGCCCAAGCAAGCGCACAAGTTCTGCAAATGAACACCGCCCAAGCCCAGCAAGCACAGGCCCAACAACTGGCTCAAGATCCACTTATCCAAATGCAACAGCAAGAACTCCAACTCAAGGGTGCGGAGCAACAGCGTAAGCAGCAGAAGGACCAGATTGATGCTCAGCTAAAAGCCAGCCAACAACAAATTGAACGTGAGCGTATCCAGAATCAAAAAGATGTGGATATGACCAGGATTCAAACTGATTTTGTGAAATCACAAAAAGAGTTGGATGCTCATAATGAGCTTGAGCGCCAGCGCATATTAACCAACCTTGTTGGACGTAAACAATGATTGATAACTATCTAGAACATCTGTCAAAAAAGATAGATGACAAAGTATCCCAACTCCAAATAGCTCTAGCGGATGGCAACGCTGGGGATTATGCGGAGTACAAGAAGATGTGCGGCGAGGTTAAAGGTCTGCTTACCGCACGTTTATTTATCTCAGACCTACAAGAAAGATTGAAAACCCATGATGACGATGAGTGAAGGAAATGTAGATTTAGTTAAAGCTGTGGACTTGTCTCAGATAATGAACAAGGCTGCGGAACAAAAAGCCAAGCAGCTACCAAAGCCGTCTGGCTACCGCATTTTGTGCGCAATTCCAGAAGTGGA